CAGTTTAAGATGTGTTAATTGGATCATATCTGCAAATCCAGTTATTCTATTAACTATAGAATCAATACGTCCCTTATACATTCTAGGTGCAGAAATAACATAATTCATTTCTACTTTAGTCATGTTTGAAAAAGGGCGTGACATGTTTTCTGATAATTTCCATTCAAGCATTGTATTAGTGCCTAATATCTTTGCTCCTGTATATAGTACCTCTATTGTTCTGGATACTTTATCAAATTTATCACTTGGAGGAGGATTAAAATCATCAGTTTTTTCAATAACTTTTTCTAATCCGTTTTCTCCATATTTTATTTTAAACACTTGGTTCATGTATGTCTTATATTCAAAATATAATACTTGCACCGTATTTTCATCGTAGTTACCCCAGCCAGTTATGTATTGTCTATTACCTGGCATTTGTTGTATCTTATATAATTCTTCCTCCGATAAATGAGGGAATTGCATTTTTAATTCTGGTATTGTAACCGCTTTTACTTCTCCAACATAATATATATCTTCAAAGTTTGGATCTTCTGTATATGAATAAACCAAATAAGCTGGATCAACATATTCTGTTTTAATACCTTCACTAACATTAAAGTTTGTTTTTACACAACCAATACCTAATACTGTTAAATCGTAATTTAATCTACGTCTTGTTAGATCCCATTTGTTTTGAGCCAGTACAGTATTAATAGCTTCTTCCTCTGCTATCTCAACAGATTGCTTATAGGAAAGCTGCATGTGCAATTCAAGTTCTTCTTTTGTTTCAGGCAATTCATCTGCTCCTAATGTGGAACTAGCAAAATCTTCTCCTGTTATAGCTTTAGCTTTTGCAACAAGATCTTGAGAATACATGTCTCTTAAGATAGCTTGTGCGTAATTTGTTTTTTGTTTTACTGATTCTGGATCTTGAGCATAAGCTTTTATATCATAGCCCTTCTGTGACATACCATTAACAACAATATCAACAAATTTTGATATTACAGGTACAGGTTTCCAATCTAAATTCAAATAAGAAATATCACCATTAGTAGCCAACTCATCTTTATATTTTTGTACGGATTGTTCTCCTCTGGCATATAATCTTAATTGATGAAAGTTATTCCAGTTACTTAAATATCTATTTTGTGTAGTTCTACCTTGATCAAACCATTCTTGTTCTATAGCACGGGATACTTGTAATCCATATTCTTCAGATGCTTTAACTGCGTCTGGTACTACCTGACTTGGAAATGCACTGTTTGTATTTGTGTATATATTCATTTATTTATGTATTTTTGATAAAGAACCTGTATTATCATATTTTTTAAATCCTAATTCAAACTTTGGTTTTTCATACGGAGTTGTAGGCACATACAAATGTTTATTGCAAGCCATTATGGCTAACCCAGAACTAATAGAAGCATCATGTTTTGTTCTATTATTTATATTAAATCTTCCCCAATCTTCCAATGTTTTTTGAAAATACATATTACCATAAGATTCATTATTAAATCCAACATAATTTTCTATGTATGTTTCAATTGCAGAAGCATGTGCTTGCATTATATCTTGTGAGGAGTTTGGGATACCACCTATTTCTTTCTCAGCTGGCGATAATTTATTCCAAACCTTATCTGGTCTATTTATAGAATAACCTCTATAGCCTCTTCTTTTTAAATAATACAAAAGTCTTGGTTTATTATTCTCTGCTAGTATAGGCATTCCGTAAAACACCAATGCCATAAGAACATCCTCAAAAAATATCTCTGCTGTTTGAGGTCTTGCAACATATTCTAAAAAGAATTGATTAGGTGGAACATCTTCCATACTGAACTTTGTTAATCCATGTAAAGCTCCGTTAGAACCTCTACTTGCATCAACCGTTCCTGATATATCGTAACTGTCACAACCAAATGCTCCACAGTGTTCATTACCCGGATACTTTAGTCCATTCTTTATAATTACACGATTTTGAAGATGTTTAGCGGGAACCCAGGAAATTAAGAATCTTCCATCCTTATGAGGATAAAACATTACTTTAGAATCTTGTTGTCCGTTCTCCCATTGGAAACTTCCACGTGTTAAAACATTTGAGTTTTTAAGATCATCGTTATAATCTATTTGCTCGTATATTTTTGTAAGATTAAATAAAGATTGTTTTGCTTCATCTCTAAAAGCGTGTTGTTCTGTTCTTGGAAACTGGCGATAGTATTCGTTCAAACCATCTTGATCTGACTTTAAACCGTCTACTTCATTTTGCCAATGCTCAATAACCCCATATTCAATCCAATTTCCATCTACTCCTTTTACGGGATTTTTTGGAGTGTCGAAGACAGGTAACCCATGAGTATCAATGAATCCCTCGTACGACCATTCCATAGGTATGAACAAACTATATAATCCTGAGCTAGTCTGTCCATTGCGGTTTCTTTTTGTAACGTCGGAATCATAATAAAGTTTTTTAAAATTATCCCCTCCTTTATCTAAAGCATTTGATGTTGAACCCATCATACACTTACCAATAATTCTACTACCTAATCGTAAACATGTTTTAGTAACACGCCAGTTGTTTAATATGTTATCAGGTTTAAGCCACTTTCCACTTTCATCATGGACCAATAGTTTTAACTTTTCACCATCATAGGAGTTATCCCCTGTATTTTTCCAGTCAATAGTTGTATCTAATCCTTCTAGTTCTCCTGCTGCCTCACTGCTATCTAATTTCTTTCTTGTAAATTTAGAAGCAGGTATACGATAAGCTAATTCTGTTTTAGGACGGTCCATACCATCTTGTATGGGTTTAAAAAAGAAAGGATAGTTAATAGATATAGGAACAACCTTATCTGTAAACATTGTTTTAGCATCACCCCCCGATTTTGATAGTATACCAAATCTTGAGTCACTGGATATAGTTGCTTGATTAACTAATTCAGCAGAAGACATAAATGAAAATCCAGAACGTCTATTCTTTAAATAACACATTCCATAACATCTTGTATCTGCCTTGCAAGCTTCCCAAAATATAAAGAACAATCTATTTGATTCTCTAAAGTCTGGTGCGCCAACGTCTATCTTGCTCCATTGCAAGTACATATAATGTGTACCTGTCATATAGGTAGGAGTTCCGTTGTTATTAAAAAAAATACCCTCGTCTCTATACTTAAATTCAGCATCTACGTAATCGTACCATTGCTCTTTAAAATGATCCGGATATTTATTCCAATCAAATACATTCTTTATTTTTTCCAGTTCTTTTGGGTATTGTATCTTTTCCCAATACTGTTCTTCTTTCTTATTAGATCTAGAGTATACTTTATCAACTGGTGGTAATGCAATCTTTAAATTTTGTATTTCATAGATTTCTCCAATCTTACCGGTCTTACTAATAACAACTAAATCATGATCTCTGTTATAACCATACACCCATTTGTTATTGCGATTGTTCTGCTTTATAACACTGGGCTTAATGTAATCTGTTACAACTTTGAATAAACTTTGTTCGTACATTATTTGGATCTCCCTTCTGCAAAACCTTTAAATACTTTTTGGGTATTGTCTTTTGCTGCGTCTTCATCCGTTATTATCTTTTCTTCTAACTCTATTCTAGTTAGTATTTCAAAGGCATCGAATATTGCCAACTTTTTTGTGGCAGCCGCGTTCTTTAGTTTGTCGGCAGATAAGTCATCTTCGCCGTTATCTAAGATAGCTTCTTCAGCTACCTTAATTAATTCCAGTACCGCTTTGTGTCCAGCCTGGATTATATTCAACTTCGTCTCCTTTATATTCATATTTAATTACAATATCATTAGATTTCATACAATACAATAGTTGTTTATCAACAACAAATTCAAATTCTCCCTGCGGAAGATAACCCACAAGGTCTCCCTCGTTGATTTTAAGCTTGTTTAAAGAGTAATTTCCGTATTTTAATATACCAATAAGTTCTCTTTCTTTTTTTATGCTTAAATGGCTTGTGTTATTTAATGGTTTAATAAAACATCTGTCTCCAAATGTTTTCCATTTATCTTCCTCATTGCTTTTATATAAATATATCTGATCCATATCACAAAAATATAAACCATCTATAAAGTATGATCTACTGTCTTTTTGC